TGCGGGGCGGATCAGGCGGCGACCCTCTGCAAGCACATCCCTGGCCGGGAATACGACGGCCAGGTGTGCCACATGGATTTGGACGGGGTGGCCGACGTGTACGAGGTATCTCTGGTGGCGGTACCGGCCCAGCCCGGTGCCGGTATCGTCAAAGGCAAGCGGTACGGCGGCCAGGAGCCGCCCCCGGAGAGCGGCCCCACGGGCAGAGAGCCCGGAGCAGATAGCCGGAACTGGCAGGACGAGGCCCTGCTGGAACTGGAAAAAAATCGTTTTTGACGAGGAGGAAATGACATGAGAGAGAACATGAGACGGGAGCTGACGCAGAAGCTCCAGGACCGAACTACTCTGGTGGAAAAGGCTGAGAGTCTCCTGAAGGATGGGAAGCGGGAGGAGTACCGGGCCGAGATGGACAAGGTGCGGAACCTCAACGGCGAGATCGAGGATCTGAAGAGCTTGATTGAGGAGCAGGACCGGAAGTTCATGGAAAAGGCAATTGACCCTGCCGAGGAGAGGGACAAGGCTGCGGAGCGGGGCAACGACCTGATGAAGGGCCAGGAGGTAACGTTCTCTGTCCAGGAGGTGCGTAAGGCCCTCTTTGTCCCCGGCGCGGTGGAGAAGTCGGTCACCCTGGCCACCGGAACCCTGGCCCAGCCCACCGGGGTCGGCACCAACATCCGTGATCCCCTGGGCTACGGCGTGGGGGCCATCATCGACCAGGTGTACGTGCAGGATCTGACCGGCATGGCCTCCTTCCTGGAGCCCTATGTCATCAGCGAGTTCGACGCCAGCGGCGCCAAGGTGAGCACCGCCGCCGGAACCGCCCGCACCGATTCCGACGACCCCACCTTCGGCGTGGCCAAGATTTCCCCCTATGAGCTGACCACCACCAGCTATGTGGACCGCAACATCGCCCGACTGACCCCGGCCAACTATTACGCGAAGGTGTTCGCCATGGCCATGCGGGCCATGCGCCGGGATACGGTGGAGATGATCTTCAACGGCGACGGCCAGGGTACACCCGATATGTACGGCATCAAGAACGCCAAGAACGTGGCGGGCAGCGCCATCTTCGCCAGCCTCAACGTGGAGGAAGTGGGACCGGATCTGCTGACCGACCTGATGTTCGCCTACGGCGGCGACGAGGAGCTGGGCGGAAACTGCCGGCTGTACCTGAACAAGAAGGATCTCCAGGCCCTGGGTAAGCTCCGGGGAACCAACGAGAAGCGGCGCCTCTTCGACATCGTCCCCGACGCCGGCAATCCCAATACGGGCATCATCCGGGAGGGCGGCACCATCGTCCCCTATTCCATCAGCTCCAAGTTGACCGCCCTGTCCGCCTCCACGGCCGGGAGCTCTGACATCCAGACCATGGTGTACGGAGACCCCATGAACTACGAGCTGGGCCTGTTTGGAGACTACACTGTGCGGGTGGATGAGTCCGTCAAGGCCGTGGAGCGGATGCTGACCATCCTGGGCGACGCCATGGTGGGCGGCAACCTGATCGTGGACAAGGGCTTCGTGGTGGCCACGCTGCCCAAGACCGGGGGCGGGGGCTAATCCATGGCCATGAGCGCGGCGCGGCGGGGCAGCCTGCTGGCCTACTGCCGCATCGAGGACCCAACTGCGGAGGAGCTGCTCACCTTGGAGGGGCTGTACGACGCGGCGGTGGGCTACATGGAGCAGGCGGGGGTGTCTGAGCCGGAGGAGGGCACCCCCCGCCGGGCCCAGTACGATCTGTGCGTCAACTTCATGGTGCTGCGGGACTTCGATTTGAGGGAGGCCGAGGTGAGCGGCACCATCACGGACAACCCGGCCTTCCGCCGCCTCCTTAACCAGCTCAAGCTGACAGAACTGGATGTGTCCAACTTGGACACATCCGGGGGTGGGGAGGTGTGAGGCAATGGCAGACTACATCGACGCCGGGAAGCTGAATAAGGCCGCCCAGGTGCTGGAGCTGCGGGAGACCGCGCCCGGCGCCTGGGAGTGGGCACCCGTCCGGCGGGCCTGGGCCTCCATCACCTTCCAAAGCAAGACCAACCTGTTTTCCAAGGTGGGCATCGGGGCCAGGGACGCCGCCGTGATCGTGCGGCGGCAGCCCCTCACCCTCCACCACGCCCTCCGCTGGGGTGATACCCACCTGTTTTTGACCTCCATCACGCCCATGGGCCGCAACCACCTGGAGGTGGACGCGGCGGTGGTGGAGGTGGCCAGGTGCCAGGCGGACATGGATGAAGGGGGCGGAATCCGGTTTCCCGGGGTGCTGACCGAGAAGTACGCCAGGTTTGCCCAGGAGTCCCCATACGCCGCCAACACCCTCACCTATGTGCTGGTGACGCCGAAGCCCATCCGGCTCCAGCGGGGCGGCGTGGTGGCCGTCAACGGCACGGAGTACGCCGTGGAACTGGCTCACGAGCTGGACGCCTACAAAAACGAGTATGAGATCACCCGGACGGAGGATCTGTGATGCAGTCTCAATTTGTGGATGCGACCGAGCTGGCCAAGCTCAACCTGCGGCTGGCCGAGGCGGCCCGGCGGGCGCCGGAGCTCAAGCGGGAGGTGCTGGACGACCTGGGGCGGGAGCTACTGGCCCAGGTCAACCAGCGCATCGGCGGCACGGGAAAGGTGCAGCGGTGGCAGCACACCCATCTGGGCACGGGCGGCGGCTATGTGGCGGTACATCCCGTAGAGCGGGAGACCGACGCGTATGGCTGGGCGGTGGGCGCCGTGACCAACGCTATTGAGTCCGGGCACCGCTTCCCCACAATCCGGGGCAAGTCCGGCCGCTACCGGCCCCGCATCAAGGGAGGCAAGGCCAAGGTGGAGGGCAAATACATGTACCGGGGCGTCGATTCGGAGCGGGCGGCGGACGCCTCCGCCGCCCGGCTGGCGGAGCGGCTGGCCCGGAATCTGGAGGAATAGGACATGCTGAGGAGCAAAGAAATCCTGGACGCCCTGGAGGGAATGCTGAAGGAACGGTTTCCAGACAGCGAGGGACATCAGGATCTGGTTTACAAGGACTTCAAGCGGCCCGCTTTCCTGGTGGAGGTGGGTAAGCAGACCATGGAGGACGCCACCCGCTGGGCGGTAGACCGGACGGCCCAGTGCAGGGTCACCCTGTTTGAAGCGGTTGACGTGCGGCACAACAGCCAGGTGGAGGCGCTGTCCGACAAGCTGTCTCTTGCCATGGAGCTGCTTTCCTGCGCCGCCATCCAGGTGGGAGACCGCTTCCTGGACGTGTCGGGACTCTCCGGGGAGTATTTCAACGACTATGCCGAGGCGGCCTTTACCCTGTCCTGGCAGGACGACCGGGAGACCGGGCCAGTGGAGGGGGCCCTGGCACAGCACTATGACCTTACGGTTGAAGTCAACAAGGAGGTATAAGTTATGGCAGATTTGGGAGCGCCTACGCTGACCATCACCATCAAAAAGGCGGCGGACACGGTGGTTTACCGCCTGAAAGAAGGCGTGGTGGCCATGATTGTGCGGGACGCCACAGCAAAGGCCGGGCTGTATATCCTGGGTGATCCGGCGGATATCCCCAGCGACCTGGGCGCGGATGTGGCGGCCGGCGTGGAGCGGGCCTTCCTGGGCGGGGAGAATCGGCCGCAGAAGGTGCTGCTGAGTGTGATCGGCGCGGAGGACGACCTGGTGAAAGTGGGGGCGGCAACCCTGGCCGCCAGCGATTTTGACTATCTCGCCTGCCCGGAGGACGTGGACGAGGAGGAGATGGAAGCGGTGGTCACCTGGCTGGACGGAGTGCGGAGAAAATACTGCATCGGGAAGCTGGTGCTGCCTGACCACGCGGCGGACAACATGGCGGTGGTCAACTTCTCCGCCTCGGGTATCAAGGTGGGGGCCAAGAGCTACACCGGCGCACAGTATTGCAGCCGCATCGCCGGCCTGCTGGCGGGCACGCCCTTGAGCGACTCGGCTACCTCCGCCCCGCTGGGTGAAGTGACTGCGGTGGACGAGGTGGCAGATCCCGATGCGGCGGTGGCCGCGGGCAAGCTGATCCTGATCCACGACGGACGCAAGGTCAAACTGTGCCGGGCAGTGAACAGCCTGACCACAGTTCCCAAGGACCAGAGCGAGGCCCTCAAGAAGATCAAGATCGTGGAGGCGGTGGATCTGATTCGCCGGGAGGCCAAGATCGTGATCGACGACCAGTATGTGGGCAAGGGCAACAGCTACGACAACAAGATGGTGCTGGTGGCGGCCTTCCAGGACTTCCTCTCCACCCTGGAGAAGGAGGGCGTCCTCCAGACAGGCAGCGGCTATGCCGAGCTGAACCTGGAGAAGCAGCGGGCCTGGCTGAAGGAGCAGGGCGTGGACGTGACCGGCATGACGGATGCGGAGATCCTCCGGGCGGACACCGGCTCCTATCTGTGGCTGAAGCTGGGGGGCACCGTCCTGGACGGCATGGAGGACTTCGATCTGGAGTTCTACATGGGCGGCAGTACGACTGTGACGGGAGGTAGTGAGGCATGAGCAAGATTGACAGCGCCAAGCGGGTGATGAGCGGCACCTATGGGGAGCTGTGGTGGGACGGCGAGCTGATCGCGGAGTGCGACAAGTTCTCGGCCAAGTACACCCAGTCCAAGGAGGTGGTCAACCTGGCCCGCCAGACGGTGGAGGACAGCAAGGTGATGGGCTCCAAGGGCACCGGCTCCTTCCGTGTCTACAAGGTTTACAGCCGCTTCCGGGATTACGCCGACGCGGTGCAGTCCGGTAAGGATGTGCGGGGCACCTTTGTGAGCAAGCTGGACGACCCGGACGCCTATGGCGCCGAGCGCGTGGCCATCTACAACGTGTCTCTGGACGAGGTGCCCCTGGTCAACTGGGAGCGCAAGACCATCCAGAAGGACGAGGTGCCCTTCACGTTTACCAGCCACAAGTTCCTGGAGGCGGCATAAGGAGGAATCGGGATATGAGTAAATTGCTGGATCTGCTGCTCCGGCCGGAGACGCCGGATGTGCAGAAAGAGCTGCCCCGGGGGCGCTATGAGCTGCTGAGGCTGAGCGAGCTGTACGGGGAGCCCTTTGTCCTGGAGCTGAAGGCAGTGCCCTATGGCCGGGCGCTGGAGCTGAAGGAGATGCCGGACGTGGAGCTGCAGACCGTGCTGGCGGGCGACGACAGCGGCCTGTGGAAATCCGGAGAGCTGCAGGAGCGGTTTGGGGCGGCTACGCCGGCGGAGCTGGTGCGCGCCCTGCTGCTGCCCGGCGAGATCAAGGCGGTGGCTGTGGCGGTGGAGCAGCTGAGCGGCTACCGCAAGGCGGTGCTGGCCCCCTATGCACCCCAGAGCGTCAAGCAGGCCGTGGGGGATGAAATCCAAAAAAACTGACCGGCGGCGGGGACGAGGAGCTGAACATCCTGTACCTGCTTTTTGTGGGCAAGGGCTGGGAGCCGGCGCGCTACCTGGACATGCCCGCCGGGGAGCGGGCGCTGGTGCGGGCCTTCCTGCTGCAGGAGCTGGAGGACCGGCGGGAAGCGGCCCGGCCCTGACCCCGCCGCGGCGCTGAGAAAGGAGGGGACTCCATGGCGGAGGCCAGCATCCTGGTTACCCTGCGGGACCAGTACAGCGCAGGCATCAATACCATGCGCAGCGCAAATGAGAATTTTGGGCGGAGCACCGACCGGGTGTCCAGCCAGATCCGGAGCTACCAGACCCGGCTGAACGCCTTGGTGGAGCAGCAGGGCAGGCTGTCCACCGAACTGGTGGACGCCAGGAAAGAGCTGAAGGAGGCCGAGAAGGCGTACCGGGATACCGGGGAGGCCGCAGACGCGGAAACGCTGAACAGGGCCAGGCAGAAATATGAAGCATTGAAGGTGGTCATGAGCGAGACCACCCAGGCGTCCAAGGCCACGCAGAACGCCCTGCGGGAGCTGGATAACCAGCAGCGGAGGGGAAGTTCCGGGAGCAGCGGCTCCTCTACGCTGGCCGCCCTGGGCAAGGCGGGGCTGGGTCAGATGGCCGGCGACGCCGCCCAGGCGGTGGCCAATACGCTGATCGGCTCGACCTTCGGGGACACGGCCGGGAGTGTGCTCTCCTCCGGCCTGTCCGGGGCCATTTCCGGCGCGGCCATCGGCTCCCTGGCGGGACCAGTGGGCACCGCCATCGGCGCGGCCATTGGCGGCGGCCTGGGGCTGATTACCGGCGGCGCCCAGGCGTTTCAGACCAAGGACGAAGCATTCAAGAGCTACGTGCAGGAGGCGGCGGAGGGCCAGTTCTCCGCCCAGGAGGAGGCCGTCGCCTCCGGTTCCTCCATCGCGGCCGGGCGGGAGCAGAAGCAGATGGCCTTTACCACCCTGCTGGGCTCGGAGGAGGCCGCGGCGGCCTTCCTGGCCGACGTGCAGGAGATGGCCGCCATGACCAACTACACCTACGACGAGATCACAGGGTACGCCAAGAGTCTGGTCAAGCCCTTCGGGGCGGACAAGTCCCTGGGAATCCTCACCACCCTGTCGGATGCGTCCGCCGCCCTCTCCCTTAACGAGAGCGACAACGCGGTGCTCATCGCGGGCCTGACCCGCATGAAGCTGACGGACAAGACCACCCAGGAATACCTCAACTACTTCTCCGAGCGGGGCATCGACGTATACGAGGCCCTGAGCAAGTGGGGCGACGCCGCCACGGTGGCGGAGAAGGTGACCCGCGGGGATATCAGGGGCTCCGAGGCCGTGGAGGAGATCCTCGCCTACATGCAGGAGCAGTACGGCGGCTTGTCGGAGCAGATGGCGGGCACCTACGCGGGCATGGTGGACAACTTGGCCGACGCGGAGGCCAACGCGGAGGCGGCTTACGGCGAGGGCTACAACGAAAAGCGGAAAGAGGGCATCCAGGCCCAGATGGACTGGCTGAACAGCGGCGCCATGGACGAGGCCAACCGGGCCATCGGCGCCTGGCAGGCCGAGCTGGAGAACGCGAAGGAGCAGTACCAGCGGGAGGCCGTGGAGGCCATGATGGAAAGCGACGAGTACCAGCAGGCCCAGGCCGAGGGAGACGCCGCCGAGATGGGACGGCTGATCATGCAGGCCAAGGTGCAGGGCATGAACGAGTACAACGCATCGGAGGGGGCGCAGCTGGCGTTGGAGTCGGAGCTGGCCCTGGCGGCCGCAATCCGGGATGACGCCAGCTCCAATCAGGCGTATTGGGATGCCGGATACCGCAAGAGTCAGGAGTACAGCAAGGGCCTGGCGGCGGGGCTGCTGGCGTCCGGGGGAAGCCCCACCACCACCGGGCTGTCCGTGGAGGAGCGGCGATACGGCAACTGGCGGCGGGGCGGTTACTACGACGAGGACGGCGTATGGCACTACCACGCCAGCGGCCTGGGGCGGGTGCCCTATGACGGATACGCCGCCGTGCTCCATGAGGGGGAACGGGTGCTCACAGCCGCCGAGGCCAGAAGCTACCGGCAGGGCGGCGGCGGCGTCCAGATTGTCATGAACGGCACCGTGATCCGGGAGCAGGCCGATATTGACCGGATCGCCGACAGCCTGCTGTCCAGGCTGGTCCAGGCCAGAACGGCGGGGGTGTACGGATGGGGCTGACCTTTTCCTTCCTGGCGGACGGCGAGGAGCTGCAGCTCCCGGTTCCGCCGCTGCCCTTCGGTTGGGGGGCCGGGCAGAACGTGCGGGAGCTGACGGTGAACGGCACCGGCACAGTCTACCTGCCCGGCGATCCGGCGGCCTACTCCACGCCGCTGGAGTTCCTGCTCCCGGCCCGGGAATACCCGTTCAACGGGCCGGGCACTGTCCCGGACCCGTATTACTACATCAAGAAGCTGTCCGCCTGGGTGACGGGGAAGAAGATCATCCGCTATGTGGTGCCCGGCGTGGTCAATGAGCGGGTCATCCTGGAGGAGCTCACCTATGAGGAGCGGGACGGCACGGGAGACGTCTATGCCAAGGTATATCTCAAGGCGTCGCCCGCGCTGGAGGCGGTGACCACTCAGGCCGGCGCCGGCGCGTCCGGAGGCAGCGGAGGGCGGGCGGAGCCGGAGACGGCCCAGAGCGCCCAGACCTATACCGTGGCAGCCGGGGACTGCCTCTCCGTTATATGCCGGAGATTCTACGGCAACGGCACAGCCCTATACTACAATGCCCTGGCCGCCTATAACGGTATCAAAAATCCCCACCTCATCCACCCGGGCGACGTGCTGACCATCCCGCCCAAGACCCAGCTGGGGGTGAGCGGATGAAACTGACCATTACCAGCGGGACGCGGACGGTGGAAAACGCCTGGGGGCTGGTGGGGAATGTGGTGTGGAGCGGGGATAAGCGGCGGGCGGCCCGCACCCTCTCCTTCGACCTGGCCACCAGCCAGGCCGATCCCAACCTACCCGCCGTGGAGTGCCCGGTGGGCGCCATTGTGAGCCTGTGGGGGGATGACGGCGCTCCCCTGTTCCAGGGGGAGGTGGTGTCGCGGGAGCTGGACGACAGCGCCGCGGTGGTGCCAGTGACAGCTCACGACCGGGGTATGTTCCTGGCCAATAACGACGGTACCGCGAAAATCCGCGATGAACGCCCGGAGGACGCTGTGCAGCGGCTTTGCCGTACCTATGGTATCCCGGTGGGGAGCCTGGCCGCCACCGGCGTCCCGGTGCGGCGGAAATTTTCAGCAGTTCCGCTCTGGAGCATCGTGTCCACCCTCTACACCCTGGCCGCCCAGCGGACAGGGAAGCAGTATATGGCCCGGTTTGAGTGGGACAAGCTGGTGGTCTCTGAGCGCAGCGAGTCGGCGGAGAACCTGGTGATCCGGCCCCGCTCTAACCTCCTGACCTCCAGCACCACGGAGTCCATCGAGGACATGCGCAACAGCGTGGGCATCTATGACAAGGATGGCAACCGGCTCGCCACGGTCCAGGATGAGGAGGCCGTGCGGCTGTACGGCCTGATGGAGACACACATCACCCAGCGGGACGGGGAGGACGCCCGGGCGGAGGCACGCCAGCTCCTGGAGGAGAACGGGCTGAGCCGGAGTATCACGGTGAGCTGCATCGGAGACCCGCGCCTGACCACCGGCCGCACTGTAGTGGTACGCCAGCCAGTCACAAACCTGTCCGGAGTGCTCTGGATTGAGTCGGACCGGCACACCTGGCAAGGCGGGAACTACACCACCAGCCTGACGCTGGAGCTGCGCAACCTGATGTACCAGACGGAGAGCGGAGGTGAGCTGGAATGAACGCGCGGGGAGATCCCTATGCCGGGCTCCTGCTGGAGATGCGGCGGCAGGGGAAGGCGGTCCAGCCGCCGGGATGGTGTCTGGGGCAGGTGCTGGATGTGGGGCCGGACAAGCTGCTCATTCAGGCGGACGGCCATGTGTTGGACAGCGAGGATCTCTGGGTGGCGCCCCAGCTCCTGGCTGGCTATGAGGAGGATGTGCAGGTCCGGCTGACGCTGACGGACCCGAAAGAGGGGCGCGCCGTGCTGAGCATTGGCGGCGCCTTGGTGTCCACTTATTTTGAGGTGGCCGGGGCAAAAGTCCAGGCCATCCCCCTGTATGATCTGCCGGGCAGCCTGACCGGCACGATTGAAGGAACCATAGAGCTCACCGGGGATCGCCTCAAAAAGGGGGACTGGGTGGTGCTGCTCCCGGATGCAAACGGGGAATTTTACTATGTGATGACGAAGGTGGTGAAACCGGGTGACATTGTTTCCACTGATTGAGGCCCCGGCGGGGGAGGCGGGGCAGGCCGCGGCAGGCATGCTGCCACTCTGCCGGGAGGTGGCCTGGGACTTTGCGGCGGACCGGCCCCGCTGGCGCAACGGGAGCCCGGTGTGGGTGACAGGGGCGGAGGCGGTGGCCACGTGGGTGTGGAACACCCTGCACTATGTACGGGCCTCCCTGGAGCTGTTCAGCTGGAACTGGGGTAGCGAGCTCCAGTCCCTCACCGGACGCCCCTTCAGCCAAGCGGTAAAGGAGTCCGAGGCGGTGCGGTATGTCCGGGACTGCCTCATGATCAACCCTTACATTACAGACGTGCGGCAGATAGCCGTGGAGTTCGGCGGCTCCACGCTGTCCATCCGCTGCGCGGTGGATACCATCTATGGGGAGGTGCAGGTCAATGCCGCTGGATTTTGACGCGCTGCTGCAGGAGGCCACGCCGGAGAGCATCAAGGCGGAGATGGTCCGCCGTCTGGCGGAGCGGGGGCTGGATGTGGACACCCGGGAGGGGTCCTACACGGATCTGCTCTTCTCCGAGGCGGCCTATCAGATCTACCGGGGGTTGGCCTATCATCCCACGCTGCTGGCGGCCGCCGTCCCCAGCGACCAGTCCGGCCCCTATCTGGACGCCTTCGGCGGGATGTTCGGCCTGACCCGGACGCCGGCGGCCACGGCCCATGTGACAGTGACCTTTACCGGAGAGGAGGGTGTGGCCATCCCCAAGGGGACGGAGGTGGTTTCCACCGACGGCCTGCGCTTCCTCACTGACCTGGCCGCCACGATTTCCGGCGGCTCGGTTCAGGTTCCCGCCACGGCGGAGGAGGCCGGGGAGCAGTACAATGTGGCCGTGGGCACGGTGACCCGGCTGGCCACCAACGCCGCGGGGGTGGACGGCGTGACCAACCAGGCCCCAGGAGAGGGCGGCGCAGACGCCGAGAGCGACGCCTCCTATTATGAGCGCATCCACACCTTCTTGTCCGAGCCGGTGGCGTCGGGCAACGCCAACCACTACAAGCAGTGGGCCCGCTCTGTGTCCGGCGTGGGCAATGCGGCGGTGCTCCCGCTCTGGGACGGCAACGGTACGGTGAAGGTGGTCATCGCCAGCGAGGACAAGAAACCGCTGGACGGGGCCATCGTCACCCAGGTGGCCCAGTACATAGAATCCGTCCGCCCCATCGGGGCGTCGGTTACGGTGGTGTCGGCGGCGGCGCTGGAGGTCAACGTGACGGCGGCCTGTACCCTGGAGGGCGGCGTGCTGCCGGCCGCAGTGCAGGCGGAGCTGGAGGGACAGGTTGCCCAGATGTTTCTGGACATGGAGATGGGGGCGGAGGAGCCGGTGCGCTATAACCGTATCCTGGCCATGCTCCTCTCCTGTGACGGCGTGGTGGACTGCACCTCCCTGACCGTCAATGGGGGGACGGCCAATCTGCCCGTGTCGGGAGAGCAGGTGCCGGTGCTGGGCACCGTCTCTGTCACTACGGGATAGGAGGCGAGAGGATGCCGGATAAATGGGAGCAACTCCCTCAGCGGCTGCGGGACAGCCCCTACACGGTGGCAGTCTCCTCTCCCATGGCGGAGATGGCCGGGGCCTATAAGCAGGCCACCTATGACCTGGCGGAGCAATTCTGCGTCAATACCGCCACCTGGGCCCTGGTGGAGTGGGAGCGGCTGGTGGGCATTACGCCTGCGGCCGGGCAGACGCTAGAGGCGCGGCGCAGCGCGGTCATCGCAAAGCTGTGCTCCAGCGGCACCACAAACGCGGAGATGATCCGGGCGTTGGCGGAGGCCCTGACCGGCTATAGCGCCAGAGTAACGGAGAACTTCGGCGACTATTCCTTTTCCCTGCGCTTCTATGGAGAGGAAAACGGGTTTATCAATATTGACGCCGAGCTGCTGATGAACACGGTGGAGGAGGTCAAGCCGGCCCATCTGCGCTTCATCATCGAAATAATCCGCTGGGGAGACATTGAAGCGGCGGGCATGACCTGGGCTGACATGGAGGAGCGGTTCCCCACCTGGGCGGATGTGGAAAACGCCTTTTTCTGCCACAAGGAGGAATAGCATGACGATTGACAAAAACGGTCTGCGAATGCTTCGGGGAGACACGGAGCAGCTCTCAGTATCCTGCCAGTGGGAAGACGGGACGCCCCGGCCCTTTGAAGATGGCGACCGGGTGACGTTTACGGTGGCCTGGAGCCGGGGAGTTGTGCTCCAGAAAACCGTGACTTCCTTCCAGGACGGCGCGGCAGTATTTGTACTCTCTCACGCAGATACCAACGATCTCACGCCGGGAGAGTATAGCTATGACGTACAGCTTACCGCCCGGGATGGTACGGTCAAGACCATTCTTCCGCCGGCCCGTTTTGTGCTGGAGGAGGATGTGACTCGTGACTGAGCTGAGAGGCACAATTACCACCGGCCTCCGCCTGACTGGGACGGGAGGAGCAGCGGCTGGCCTGAAGGGAGAGATAGGCGGCGGAACAGGGGCACTTCCCTACCAGATCGGGGCGGGCCTCAAAGTGGAGGAGAACGTGCTGATGGTGGATACCGCTGGCAAGGTGGAGCAGGACAATACCCGTCCCGTCACCTCGGCGGCAGTATACGTTGAGATCGGCAATATTGAGGCCCTGCTGGCCTCATTGTGAAAGGGGCAAAGAGCATGAGCATACAGACCGAAATCAGCAGGCTTCAGGGCCTGCGCAACACACTGAGGGCCGCGCTGGTGGCTCTGGGCCTGGCCCAGTCCGCCGCCGACCTGGAAGACTGCGTCACCGCTGTGGAGGGAATCAAAAACAACGGAGCCGTCTCCGGCGCCATTACCGACGCGGCCGCACCCTATACTGTCCCCGCCGGATACCACAACGGCAAGGGTACGGTGGGCATCTCCAACGCCGAGAAGGAGAAGCTGGTGGCGGGCAACATCAAGAGTGGTGTTACCATCCTGGGCGTGGCTGGCAGCTATTCCGGCGAAGCATACAAGCTCCAGGCCAAAACTGTCACGCCTACCAAGGCCGAGCAGGATATCACCGCCGATGAGGGCTACGACGCCCTGTCTCAAGTCACAGTGGAGGCCATTCCGGCGGAGTACGCTGATGTCTCCGGGGTGACCGCGGCGGCCGGGGATGTCCTGGCCAACAAGGTGTTTGTGGGGGCGGACGGAGCAGAGACGGCGGGTACCATGCCCAACAACGGGGCGGTGCAGGCATCCATCGACGGCCTGACGCAGACCGAGTACACGGTCCCCGCCGGCTATCATACCGGTGCGGGCAAGGTCAGCCTGACAAGCGATATCGAGGAGGCCCTGGCGGCCATCTGAAGGGGGAAACGGCCATGAGCATCCAAAGCGAAATTGCCAGGATTATTGCCCAGCGGGACGCCATGGCTGCTGTCATGGAGACCACTCCGCCCACGCTTGGCACTCTGGCCCGGTGCGGGGAAGTGCTGGAGGGGCTGCGGCAGACCCTGGCGGCAAACCTGGTGCTCATGGGAGTGGAGGCATCCGCTGCTGAGTCCCTGGAGGTACTGGTGCCAAAGGTGCTCCGCATCCCGCAGGGAGATACATCCGCGGAGGTGTTTCTGGCATCGGCAAAGGCCGCATTTGACGTGTCCTATGGCTTTTTCGCCGCCGGTGAGGTGGCCAGCTTTGATGGGATGTGCACCATATCGGCCATTTGCAGGGCTGCGTCTCTGCGGCTGGCCATTGCCGGAGCGGGGGCGGGCACCCTGTCCCTTACCGGCGCCGGCTGGGAGACAGAGACAGGAGCGGATACCCTGACGGCTGTGTACGCCCCGGCGGGTGGGGTGACCCGCCTTGACGGTCAGGCGGCGCTGGATAGGGTGGAGATCGCCGGCGACGGGAGTACCGCTGTTACGGCCGCCATCCAGGTCTCAGCGGTGACAGAGAGCGGGGCGGTGCTTCCGGCCACTGGAACCACAGAGCTGCGCTTCCAGTACAAGGCCACTTGGAGCACCATCGAAGCCGGGAAGCCGGCCTGGAGAGACCTGGACGGGAAAACGTGGGAGCAGATGGAGCGCATCAGCAAGCCGGAATAGGAGGTGAGATTATGGCCAAGCTGGCAGAGCTGGCGGACGGCTACATGGACGCGGCGGTGCGGCTGCGGATGGGGCTGGAGGAGGTCAGGGCGGAGCTGGAGACCGCCGAGGGCGGCCGACAGCGGGTGCTGGAGGGGAGGGCCAAGCTGCTCCGGCAGATGTTGAGGGAGATGCGGGATCTGCGCCAACTGGCCGAGGGGTATTATACCAGGCCCCGGGACGGGACTTACACCATGTCCCAGATCTACGCGCCCCGGGTGGACAGCACGAAGCGGTGAGCAGATTACGCTGGGGAGGGAGGTGCAGAGGATGACGGAAGCCCAGGAGGTGCGCGCCCGGGCCAAGGCGCTGCGGGAGCGCCGGGAGGAGCTGGAGAAGGCTCTGGCGGGGGCTGCGGGGCCGGGTGCGCGCCCTCTGCGGCTGGAGCTGGCCCGGGTGAAGGAGGAGCTGGTGGACTGCGCCCGGCGGCTGAAGGAGCTGATGCCCAGCCACAAGGTGCGGTGCCGCACCACCTGGGCGGGGATGGACGGCTGGCGGTGGGACGACCTTCAGTACCAGACCTGGGCCGAGCTGGAGAGCTCTGAGGAACCGGACGGCCCCACGGAGCTGGACCACATGCGCCTGGCCGTCCGGCTGGCCCGGGAGCGGGCGGTGACGGACAAGCAGGGGGAGTACCTGGCACAGGTGGAGGGCGGAAAAAAGGCTGCCCAGGTGGCCCGGGAGGTGGGGCGGCACCGGGGGACGGTGAGCCGCACCGTGGGCCGGGGCCGGGCCAAGATTGCCAGGGAGGCAAAGGCGCTGTATGAGGTGCTCCAGGCCCAGCAGGGGCCGGGGCCGCTGGTGGTGGACCTGGCGGACAGCCGGGTGCTGGAGGCGGTGCTCTCCCTGCTGACGCCGCGGCAGCAGCTCTATCTCTACCTGTACTATGGGGAGTGGCTGAGCCTGCGGGAGATCGGGAGGCTGCTGCGGGTGGACCACGCCTCGGTGCTGCGCTCCATCCGGTGCGGGCTGGAACGTCTGGGGGCGCTGGCGGTGGGAACCCGGGCGGAGGTGCGTGGGCTGGAGGAGCTGGAGGAGCGGCTGATGGCCCACTTCAACCAGCTGGAGCCCCCGGAGGAGGCGCTGCGCCCCCGGCACAAGGCCCCGGCCAGAGTGCCCAATCCCCGGCAGGAACCGGCGCGAAAGCTCACCCTGCAGGGGCTGGTGGTGCGGCTGGTGCGGGGAGAAGAGGCCCGCACGGCGGAGCTGGGGGAGGGCCTGCGCCGGACAGAGGGTGGGCGCTGGGGGAGCGGCAGGCTGCTGGCCGCCCTGGAGGAGTGGCTGGGCCGCCGGTCCGTGGCGGGGGCGGACTGGAGGGAGCGGAGCCGGGCGGCGGAGAGCAACCGGCAGAAGCTGGGCCGCCTGCTGCTCAAACTGTTTGAATGGATCAGGAGGGAATTGCATGCTGACAATCATCGAGATTAAGGCCAGGGAGGACGGCGGCCATGGCCTGCAGAGCCAGAGCCACCGGACGGAGTGCTGGCTGGAGGGGTGGATCGCCGTGCCGCCTCTGCTGGAACAGGCGGCCTGGGACTGCGTGGGCTACTGTGATCTGGACATACAGGACGGCAAGCTGGTGGGCCTGACGCCCCGGGAGCGGCCTCCCAAGCCGGAACCGGAACCCCAGCCGCCCTCTGCGGAGGAACGGCTGGGGCTCCTAGAGGAGGCCCTGGCGCAGACCGACGAAACCGCTATCGCGCTCTTTGAGAGCCAGGCCGCACAGGAATCTATCGACGCACAGCAGGACGATGCGTTGCTGGATATATATGAAATGCTGGGAGGTTAAAAGCAATGGCAGTAAAAGCAATCGCACACAGCTACTGGCGCAGCATCAAACGGGGTGCGCGCACCTTCGAAAGCGTCCTTGACCCCGTAAAGGAGGACGTGCACACCCTGGCGCGGGCTGATGTGGCCGACGGCGTCATCACCCAGGAAGAGTATCAGCAGTACATTGGCGAAACCTACGAACCCGCCCCTGAAACCGTTTAAACCGGCCACAGGCCGTAAAAAAGAAAGGATGAATGAACATGATCACCGAACTGAACTTTGCCAAGCTGACTCCGGCCTCCTTCGCCCTGGCCAACGCCAATGATGTGGATGTGGGTGTGGGGCGCTCCATGCTGCTCAACAACATCCGACACGGGCGGGAGGTAGACCACATCATGACGGGCCTCGACCCAGAGTATCTGCCCGACTGGGCGGCCCTCAAGCCCCAGTATGAGGCCCTGGAGCACGGGGGTGTGACCTCCGCCGTCAACGTCTGGCACCGGGTATGCCAGGACAACTATAAGACGCTGGTAGAGCTGTGGAACGAGAATCCCCGCAACTGCGCCGCCATGGCGAAGCTGGTGGAGAGCGCCGCCGATCCCGGCCCCATCTCTGGCCCGGCCCGCGAGGAGTGGGAAAAGGAGCAGGAGGGCCATGAGTAAATACATAGCAGTCATCCCCAGGGCGGCCATCACCAGGGCCGCCCTGGTGGATGCCGGGGGGCGGTCCATGGAGCAGGTCAAGGCCGCCTGTGGGTGCCAGTACATCATCAATTCCTGGTTTTATGACACGGGCACAGGCCGCCCGGTGGGTAACCTCAAGATTGGCGGCGCGGTCAAGGTGGATGCCGGCTGGAACGGCTGGGGGTTGACCTGGGACAAGGGGGCCGACATTCGCCTGGACATCGTACCCGACAACGGCGGGGCGTCCTACCTCAGCGGCGTGGAGCTGCTGACGCCAACCAGGGGGCCGGGCAAGGCCATCAGCTATTCCCCGGAGTACGGGGGCACCCGGGGCCGCTCCGCCGTTCTCCTGGCCGGGGCGCGGGTAATCCTGTACTGCTCCGGCGACGGTACCCGCGATGCCAAGACCCCCGAGGCGCTGCGGGACGAGCTGGTGAGCATCGGCTGCCGGTACGACCAGGCGGCCAACCTGCGGGCCCTGGGACTGGACGCGGGCAGCTCCTCAAACTGCGACTTTGGGGACGGCCAGCGCATCAGCAACGGCAAGCGGGTCAAGGGTTATCTGTGTATCTGGACGACGGAGGGCGGCCAGCAGCCGCCGGACAAGGAGGAGAGTATGGGCAAGTACACCGTGACGCCCAGCATCGGCGTCAACATCCGCAGCGGCCCCGGCACTGGCTACGGCAAGGCGGGGGCGTACCCTTGCGGGGCCGTGGTGGACGTGCTGGAGGCCCGGGACGGCTGGGGCAGGACAGATAAGGGCTGGGTGTCCCTGGCCTATCTGGAGGCCGTGGAGGGCCCTCAGAGGGCCACAGACAACGGCATCGCCATCCAGGAGCATATCATCTCCGACGGGCGCAAAAACCGGCCGGGCAGGGACACCAACCCGGACACCTACATCACAATCCATGAGACCGGCAACGCGGCCAAGGGCGCCGACGCCGCGGCCCACGGGGTCTACCTGGACAGCGCCGCCGGGGAGGATGATCTGGTGAGCTGGCACTACACCGTGGACGACCACGCCATTGTCCAGCACCTGCCCGATTATGAGACGGCGTATCATGCTGGGGACGGCAAGGACGGGCCGGGCAATGCCACCAGCATCGGCATCGAGATCTGCGTCAACGCCGGAGGGGACTTCGAGGCGGCCAAGGCCAACGCCGCCGCGCTAGTGAGGCTGCTTATGAAGGAGCACGGCATCCCGCTGGACAATGTAGTCCAGCACAACCACTGGAACGGCAAGGACTGCCCCAAGACCATCCGGGCCACCCCCCGGGCCTGGGAGGCATTCCTGGGCCTCTGCCGGGGCGAGGCGGCGAATGTGTCCAAGTTGGACACCGACGTGGACACGCTGGCTAATGTCGGCATTATCGACCAGCCCGACTACTGGAAAGCCGGGAACTACTCCAAGGATACTGTGGAGGCCCTGATCGGGAAAACGGCGGATTATGTAAGGGAGGACGATTGATATGGAGCATATCAACGGATTCAAGGCGGCGGTCGCCGCCGTGCTGGGCGGTCTGACGGCCCTGTGGGGCTGGTTTGGCTGGCTGGTGCTTGCCTGGCTGCTCTGTATGGCGCTCGACTACGGCACCGGCACCGCCGCCGCCCTCCGGGCCGGGGAGTGGTCGTCTAAGGTGGCAAGGGACGGCCTGTGGCACAAGCTGGGGGCCGTGGTGGCCGTCCTGGTGGCCGCCATTCTGGACGGGGTGATCGGTTTGATTCTAGCCAACATCCCCGCCCTGGAGATGCCCTTCCAGTATGAGGTATTTGTGAGTGTTCTAGTGCTGGTCTGGTATATCATGACCGAGCTGGGGAGCATCGTGGAGAACGTCGGTGCCCTCGGTGCGCCTGTACCCGCATGGCTCCGCAAGGCCATCTCCGCCCTGGAGTCCACTGTGGACGGAGCAGGAGACAAGCTGGGCGGAGACGACAACGAAGAATAA